TCATCAAGATTTTGCTTTCTATATCTTTCAAAAGAACCTTCTTGCACACCATTCTCAATAGGTTCCATTTTAAACTCAACTTTATTTGTATCTGTATCTCCAGGAAGTGGGATGTATAAAGTTCTATGTGACTGACCTTTAAGGTTTGTCTGTAAAAATCTAAACATTTTATCTTCAGCATCGCCAGATAATCTAGCACCCTTTAGCGTAACAACATAACGTGGAACAGCCTTATTACTAAAGTAGTCAATGTTATATTGTGACGCTAACTGGTCTCCGTGAAGTGAGTTTATGGCGGATAAAATATCTGGAACTCCATAAAATGTATTTAATGGGGAGTATTGTTTAAAGTGAATAATTTCATTTGGTCTTGCATCTGCAGTTATTGGATTTGGATTTTTTGCTCCAAAATTACGGAAGTAGACAACCTTTTGTCCAATAATTTGAACATAACCATCTCTAATTCTACGAACTCTCATTGTAGTTGAAGGAATATGTCCAACATATCCGATCTCTCCACGAGTTGTTCTTCCAATTTCAAGATAGCCATTCCCTGTTGCTTGCATATCTGTATAAACTTTTACCATTGTAGTTGTAAAAGAATCATTATCATTTAATGATTCTAACCAATTATGCAGTTCAATTTTTGCTCTTTCAATTCTATTTCTTGCCCTACCAACTTGGTCTTTATCTTGATTAGATTCAAGACGAAGCATTGTTGATGGAGAAACTTCAAAGTCATATCCAAGGCCAACGATATTTTCTACCTTGGCATCAATAGCAGCATGATTTGCAAATGATGTATCGTAATAGTTTGCTAATTCATAAAGGTTCCATGGCGGAGTAATTACATCAAATAATCCGTAAGCATTTCTATACACTGAGCCAGGATTAATTTCTTTTGATTGTGCTCCGTCTATACCAGTAGGTTGAGCCTTTGCATTATTCAAATACCCGCTCATGTTTTCTGGAGCAACTGCTTTTTCAGCAAGTCTTCCCGCTCTACGTTTAAAGTTATTATCTAAACCAACTAAATTTTTTAATTCATTCCATGACTTATTAAAAGGATCTTCTTCTTTAAATTGCTGAAGAATATCAGTTGGATTATCAATCCTAGCATTAATAAAAAATTCTTGATCGCTCATTAGTCTTGTGCTCCATACTTTTTAATAGTTTGTTGTGCATCATAAACAGAACCCATATCATTTAAATTAGGAATTAAACCTTCCATCATTCTTTGTTTTTGCTCAGAATACTCTTCATCTGTTACTCTACTAAGTCCAGGAACAAATATGCACTGACCATCACCATCATCGCCATAATACTTTGCTGCCTGTTTTAATTCTGCAATTTTTGATATGTCACCCTTCATAGAAGGTATATTAAGTATATTTCCTTGACCATCGCTAAACCATTTGCCGTTAGCCTTTTTATAAACATAAAGACCCCAATCATAGTTCTTTTCTATGACTTTACGTCTAACATTTCCAACTATAGGTTTGCCAGTTTTGGGGTTTATAGGAATATCCATAACCATCAGTATACCATATTATACTGCCGACGATGTTATTTGTTGCCAAGATACATCTTGATATACCCTGTATTCGCAATCACCAATACCAAAAATCTTGTTTGTTCCAGTTATTATTTTATTCGTTCCTACATAACTCTTGTATATGTCTGTAGGATCTACTCCATAATAACTGATTGATGATTGAACTAATACCCCGTTCCAAAGGAAGAAATCTGGAAGCCAGTAATCCCAGTCTAATGTCAGTGGGCCAGATCTTTTAACCTGAAACCATGGCCTTGTAGATACCTTTTGAACTTCCTGTAAATTTGTTGATTGGTAATACGAAATATTATTAAATAGCATTGGTCCATTAAGTTTGATAGATCCAAAGACTCCAGAAATATCAAGTAAGTTTGAAAATGATATACCTAAGAAAGACCATTGTTTAATAGATATTACTGGCTCTCTAACAATTTTTCCATTTAAATAAAACGCTATTCCATTTTCTATTCTACCTGTTAAAGCATTAACTCCATAAATTCTTCCTCTTTGTCCCGTCTGATCATTGGCTACAATATAAAATCTTATGTAAGAATTTTTTGCCTCTATTTCAAATATTTGTGTTGGGGCATATGGAAAATAATCTTCATCAAATCTAAGAGCAAGTTGCATTGCCATTATCTTGTCAAAATTAGTTAGTTTATTTTCATTAATAGGAATTAACAAACCTCTATTAATTAATGGATCTTGTTTTCCTCTTAATTGAATACCACTACTTCTTGTCATATATAAATACGGAGAAGTTTTTTTATAAATGCTATATGGATTTTTTCCTTTATAACTGTAATAAATTCCAGATTTTTTATACGGATACATCTTAACAAATGGATTTGTTCCGATAGGATTACTTGTTTGATTAAATGCCTGTGAACAATATTCTATTTTTTTAAGTTTAACTTTATTTCTTAAAATATTTTTTACTTTAAATTCTAAATGAGTTACCAAAGATAGTTTATTAAAGTCAATATTTGATGGTGGATATATAATCATATTATCAATAACTTCATACTTAGTTGATATCCAGTCAGATCCTGGTTCAACCGTTCCCTCTTTTGCTGCTGGCTCTATTTTTGTAAAGAATGAACTACTTTGAGTTGTTCCTGTTTCAGTATATTGAAAACTAATAAATGATCTAATTTGAGCATTACTTGTATCGTATTTGTAAACTCTTGTTGTATTATACTGTAAATCTTCATAATTTCTATATCCTGTAAATAAGAAATTATCTAACGACTCATAGTTTCTTTTTCTAGGATAATTATATTGATTATAAAGTTCTGCATAACTCCATTCAGTAGGATCGCTTTCAATCTCATAAAATTTTGATGGTGCTGGATAATCAATATTAAACTGTAAAAAGTCTAAGTCATATGCCCTATCTCCCTCTGCATCTTCTACAAACTGAGCATAATATGTTAATGGTTGATAGTCTTCCCAATATCCCACAGTATCTATATCCAACTGATATTCATTAAAATATCTTGTTGCAACTAATGTGTAACTTGCTGTATGATCTAAAATTTTATCAAAAAACATTAAACCTACAGTTCCACCATCTACTATATAGTCCCAAACCTGTTGATTGTATAATTCTGCATCAAGGGTCACTGCATGAATATAATCTTCGATAGTATTATAATCTGCAGGCAATCCGTCTGTGCCAAAGGCTGGAGCAATTAAAGAATGATTCCTAGCGTTACATAAAGAAACCTTATAAATATTTCCATCAAACCACGAAGCAAAGTTTTCATCATTACCTATATATAATTTACATTGTGATATGTTTCCTAATATTGATGCCGCCTCTCCACCAAACCATCTAACAACATTGTCAATATGAAATCCAGCATAAAACTTTTCCCCAGTAACTATTTCTATATTTTCTTGTTCTATAATTTTAGGCTCATTATTACCAAATTTTACAACATATGTTATTTTTTTACTATCTTCATAAAGATATATATGAAAATAATTTTGATTTGGATCAATAACTTTAAATAATGTCATTGGTTGTTCTATACCGTTAATGTATCTGGTTGCACCAGTTTTTTTAAACACTCCGTAAATACTTTTAACTTCTTGTCGTAAAAAGTTTAAGTTGTTAAAATATAATTGAGCAGAATAGTCTGAGTTTGGTTTAATCTTAAAATATTGATCTGGCTCTTCTGATGGTAAGGATGAGTTAGCACTTAGCCAGTCTGTATAATAATCTTCACTATTAACTCCCTGATGATTAATTAATACTTCTGGTAATGAATAGTCTGGTGTAGAAAGTATACTATTTGTTGTTAGTAGATTATCGTTAATACCCTGGTTCCATTTACCAATATCTGGATATGAATAATTATTTGAATAATCTGCAAATGCATAATCTATTAATAATGAAGATCCACTATATGCTGTATTAATATTATCTGGTGATTCTACACCCTGACCAAATACGAGTCTTCTTTTAGCAACTATGCTAGAAACTTTATATGGATAAATTCCAACACAATCTAACTCAATTGGAGAGACATCAGAATATGACCAAAAACCTAACCATTCTTTAGTTGAATTAAAATCAATATCTGAAGTTTGATATGAAAGAGATAGAACTTCTTCTCCATTTATATATAGTTTTGAAGAGTTTTCAAAGTATAAAATATGTACTAACATAGGCCTTGCCCACTCACCTATATAGTGGGATGCAAAAGAATCTCCAATTTTTAAAATTAAGAATGGTCCGTCAACGTACAGCCCACTATCATTTTCTAAACTTCCAAAAATTTTCTTTGGTTCTGTAGCATCGCAATTTATTCTTAGCCACATCTCAACTGTATAAGTTTTATACTTTCCAGAATTATTCAAGAAGCCCATCGATGGAATAATTAAGGATGGCTTATCTTCATTTGGAGTAATAATTGTACAATTTGAAGTTCCATATACCATTGGTGCTCCAGAATTTTTAGCAGCCAAAGAATTTTGATTAACCAAATAATAACCAGTATTTTCTTGAAGCCCATATGATCTAGCAGGATATCCATAAGTTGTTTCATTAAATATACCGCTAGGAATTTGCACTGCACTAATACCCAGTGATGTTGATGCAAACTCTTCTGACCATTGTCCTAAAGTAAAACCATTGATGAGTATTGAATTTTCTGATGGTTGGGTGTATCCACCTAAAAAGTTTGCTTTAAAGACTAATCTTAATGCGCCTTCATTATTTGGAATATTGAATGAATTGGATAAAAACATCCACTTTTCCATAATTGTTGTATTAAATATTTTTGTTTTCTTTACCCAGTCTCCAAGTGGTACATCGTAATATTCATATCCAATCTCATATCCAGTTATGTAGGGGCTGTTTGAATATACATAAGCACCTATACAAAATGTTCCTAAGTCTTTATTGATATCAGCAAAATCTAAAACATTTGCACTTACACAAGACAAAGACCCACTGTCTTCAGATATAACATTTGCACTTATTCTTGTTACACTTGTATTTAAAAATGGTTCACCCAATATATCTGTAGCGTGTTCAACAAAACAGCCCTCTACTGCCCAATCATAAACATTTCGATCTGCATCAGTTATTAGAGATAAATAATCTGCTTCATCGTCTAGCGACCAAAGTGCTACTGGATGTTCTGCAAAGGCTTTTTCTGCATATAGATTAGATGGGATAGACATTATGAGTCTATTTTATCATACTACGAGATTTTTATTTCGCAAGCATCTGTAGTACAGTACATTTCGCCCTGTGCCTCCAGATTTTCTGCTCCGTCATAAATAGCAGACCAATCAATCTTCTTAATCTGTCCAATGTATGAGTTATACTCATCTTCGGTAATTTCAGTATATGGTTGTTGTGGATATACTTTATTTCCCATTGGCAAGAATGAAACAGCCTTTAATTGTCCTTCGTACATATGAAGTGCAGGCGCAATGTGCTTTGTTTCAGTTTCTTTGTCAAATGAAAGCGTTACAGACACGCCATTATCAGACCAATATTTCTGAGCAGTAGCAGCAAGCGCAATCTTCTCAAATAA